CAATTTATAATGCAATCTATTTTCGTTTTGATTTACAAGATAATATAGATCGTTGTGCATTCTTTTATGAACTCAATAAAGGATGGTATGATACGTATGATCCAGATTCTCTTGATGATAGAGACCCCTGGAACTTATCTGGCAGAGACCCTTATTACACCTATATGATGAGAGAAAAAAAATGACGGAACCATCAAAAGAAGAGTTACAAGAAAAGTTAGAGGTATTAAAAAAGAAAAACTTTCAAGATGTTGCTGATCGGTGTATGAAAGAATATGAAAAAACATAATTTATGATTGTTGATGTCTTGTGCCAGTAATCCTTCTGGCATATAACACTTCCTAAATCACCTTTTTTCTGCTATACTTGTAGCATACAAGTTCATGAGGTCTCAAATGTCTGTTGATGAATTGGTACGTCACGATGATTATGAGTTTTTCGCATCTTATCTTGGTGTGGATTATGATGATTATGTAGAATTGATTGGTGATTTTGAACTCTCCGAAGAAGAGATTGAAATTGAATATGCTTTAAGTATTTAATTTCATTTCAAATTCTTTGTGGGAATAGTAGTTGCCCCTATAGTCTCTGGGATGTGTGCCCCAAAGTCACACAATTTGTTAATCTTTGCATTTATTATTATGTCTGCTCGTTCTACCCTGATTGAAACTGCTGCTACTTTAGTTGATACTAACCCTGTTGCTGCAAAGTTTATTGTTAGTATCTCTGAAGCACAAACTGGTGCTGAAATGATTGATGCAATTGATGCTTATGACCAAGAACTTCTTGATGCTCATACTAATGTAGTTTCTGTCTGATATATAATTGGAAGAACTAATAGGTTCTTCCTTTTTTATGGGCACATAGTTAAATGGACATAACCCGATTCTTCTAAAATTGTGTTCCTGGTTCGATTCCAGGTGTGCCTGTTAATAATCATTGTGCCAGTAATCGCACTGGCACATAACACTCCCAAAGGCACCTTGGACGTGCTATGATTACGGAGTAATCAACTAAAGACAACTGATGTATCTTGTTTTTCAATCCGTCACTGATGAGAATGATAACATTCAAATCACTAATCTTTATGAAGTTCGTGATGAGAATGTAGCACAAGATGAAGTTGATCGTAATAATCGTAATCTACAACTTGCAGGTATTCCTTCCTCCGTATCTTGCTATTTTTACCAATGAAAGTTCCAAACTGGGTTCACAACTCAGGAAAACAAAAGAATACTAAGGGCACTTGCAAAGGACAACTTAAAGCAAGAAAGCAAGCACTTCAAGCACTCAAACTCAAACTGATTTTCAAATGACCTTCACTGATTTCAAACAAATGCAACCCACTGCAACTGCACAAGCAAAAAGTGTTTTGGATTATGTAGAACTTCTTTGTCAGGTTCTACGTACTAACTATCAATCATTTTCTATTCAAATGCACCGAAGTGCGATTGAAAATAATGGGATCATAGATGAAACCTATATTCCTTGGCATGAAGAAGAGATTCGGAAACTGTGTGAAGGTGAAGGTGTAGATAAGTTTGTGTATGAGAAAGGTAGAAAGTATGCAAAGATTTTGCATATTACTAATCCTGGTGGTTTAAAATCAGTTCATATGTTTATAGATATGGTAACTGGCGATTGTTACAAACCAGCATCATCCAAAGCACCTGCAAAGGGTATTCGTTACAATCTCTTAGATGATAATTCAAGAGAAGAAATGTTACGTAGGGCAGACTGGGTTGGATCGTATCTCAGGTAATATTACTCCAGGTAATAGTAAAATTCATAATGTCTGTTTGATTGTATATCCTGAAAACTACCAATTTATCACATTATTCAAACAATCTCAAAAATAATGGAACTCTCACAAATTCTCACACTCTCTACTGCACACCTTCATCCTTTGGAAGGACAGAAGATTGATGAATATGCTTATATTGCTAGTGATACTTCTGCTCTGGTAAATACTGACCCAGGAATGTATGAGTTTTATATTGAAAAAAGTCTACCTTGTTTGGTAGAATTGCTGAAATTGGTTAAAGAACAACATGATGATGTTGCTTATGTTTTATTTGATCCTGATGCAAATGTAGATGATGCTTACAAATCTTATGATTGGTAACCCTTGTGCCAGTAATCCTACTGGCACAATCAATGAGCACAGACCTCAAAATGTGCTATATTGGTATGGTGGTTGAGAGACCACACAAATCTTTTATTTTTAATAACAATGACTTCTGCTAACTTTCCTCCTGTGGATGATGCAATTAAGTTTCTTTCTAATGTTGATTACAGGAAACTGATTTCACAGGTTGTAACTTTTATTGCAACTGTCTGTGCTATTGTTGTAGGTGTTGTGAGTTATATTTCTTTTAGTGTTCAGTATTGGTATGAAGATGGTGGTAAGCAAAAGATTGTAAATGCTTATGAGTTTGTGAAGACTAATGCTAATCGTGTGATTGATTTTGTTAATACTGAATACATTAAGTAAGTGATACGGTGTGCCAGTAATCCTACTGGCACATAACATCCCCAAACCCTGTCAATCCGTGCTATGATTACGGAGTAATCAACCAAAGCAGATGAAGTTCACTAAAGCACAATCTGTTATTCTTGATGAGATTGGAAACACGAACTCTGTGAATAACTACGCACAACGGATGAGAGCAATTCAACCCTTGCTTGATGCTAATATCATTCAACGCACTGTAATTTTTGATAATTACAATCTTTCAACTGGTTATCACTGGGAACTGGTTTAACTTTATACTAAACACACATCAACCAAAGCAAATGACTAAAACTCTTCAACAAACTTACAATGGTTGGGCAAACTACCCAACTTGGAATGTTGCTTTATGGATAGGAAATGACGAGGGTTTATATAATCGTGCCCGTCGTTATGATAGTTTCACAAAGTTTGCAAGTTCTTTCCCTTACGGTTATGAAACTCCTGATGGTGTTTCTTTTGATTCTATGGCACTTGACCATCAAGAACTTAATGATTTCTTTTCTGAACTGTTTAACTAAAATGAACGAAATCTATTCCTACACTACTTCTCGTTGGGATTGGCAGGATGGTAATGTAAATCAAATGTGGATTCAAGAGATTGAAGAAGCACCTGATGTTTATAGGTACTTTGCTGTTGCTCACAATCCTCGCAAGAATACAAGTATGGTGATGTCTAATCCTCGTGGGTATGTTGATACTTTACACTGGGTTCAAAGGTTCTGTGGTTCTTTTTCTATTCTCCCTCAATATCAATGAATCGCACACTTCAACAACTCAAACAGAGTATAGAAAAACTGATTGAGCAACAAGGAGCAGAAGCATCTTGTGCTGCTCTCATCTTCACTAAGGAGGATGTATTTGTGGAGAATGATATTGGTGAGCAGGTCTATTTTGATGAGGAAATCACTAACAAAGTTCTCAACGATTTGGATGAGACTGATTACATTTTAGAGAAGGCATTTGATCGTATTGCTGATTATATTGATGTTTACATTGGGGAGAGTGTAAAGTGACACTCACTGATTGGAATGAGTTGTATCTCAGAATCTATGATGCATACACTTATGCCTCATTTTGTAATGAACAAGTAAGAGAGACATTAGGCACATTACTTGATAATCTAATTGACACCAAACCAAAAGAAACAAAATGACACACTTCACTGTTTATCAATCTCGCATCAAAAATAATGGTATCCAACAAATTACTAATCTTTATGAGTATGAAGATGAAGACCAAGCACAAGATGAAGTAGATCGCATCAACCGATCTTTAGAAATTGCTGGTGTTCCTTCTACTGTTTCTTATGCTTATTATGAAGTAGAACAACTTCAGTTTACAGATAAGCAACTTGATTCTATCAGGCAAATGGTAGAAGGTTATAGGTCACATCTACTGGACCTTTATGATAATCCACCATCTGTTACGTTGTTTACAACAACTCAACGTGAGTTGTTTCATATTTTAGGTATTGCCTGCGAATGACTTATTTTCTGATTTATCTTATGCTTCTAATTGGGGCACTTATCTTCAACTACATTCTCAACTATTATAACTAAAATGAATGATGACGTTCTTGATTTGTTTTGTGAGCATCCTGATTGTGAGGATGCTACTATTGAGGAACTTGCTGCATCTTTTGAAGTAACTTGTGACTATATTATTCAAGAGTTTATCCTTGACTGAATATTATAATTATGACTTAGTTGGTCGAAATTTTAAGGTGAATATAAGGGTAAATCTTTCATAACATAAGGGATTTTAATTCTTTATATCATGTGCCACTTGTGGCACTGGCACACTAAATGAGCACAGACCCCAAATTGTGGTAGATTAGAAGGGTGGAGGGAGTTGGTCCCCCACAGACACTCATTCTTTATTTTTTGTTATGAACCGTCAACAAGTGATTGCAAAGATTCAGTCAATGCTGAAACTGCAAGAAAATACCACGTTTGATGGTGAAGCATCTGCTGCTGCTCATTTGATTGATAAACTGTGCAAACAGTATGGAATTACAATCAGTGAGGCAACTGAAACTCAAGTTTCTGATGAAGAGTTTTTCTCATTCAAACGTGCTAATTATGCACTCACGACTCTTCTGAATGCGATTGCAACGTTCTATGATGCAAAAGCATATTTGAAGAATGGTGATACCAAATCTCTTCAAATTATTGGTAGTGAGGCACAACAGATTCAAGTGCGTCTCTATTATGATTACTTGGTTCAGGTGATGGAAAAAGAAGCAGAGATTGCACATTCAGCAGAGAAAGTTCTTTCTCAACTGACTGGTAAAACTATTTCTCGCAGTTTCAAACTTAATTTCCGTAAGGCATTTGCTGATAAAGTAGCACTGCGATTGTTTGAAATGAAAAAAGAAGAAAACCGAGTTCATGATGATGCAAAAGCAGTGAGTGATAAACTCTCCACAATGCGATTTGAACGTGCAAAGAAAATGAATGGTGCAAGTGGTGAAGGTGCAGTTGTTGGTTCAACTGTTGGTGCTGGTGTTTCTTTGAATCGTCAGGCAACTGGTTCTGTAACCAAACAACTTTGTGGGGTGTAACTTACACCCCTTCTGATTCTTTTGATGATACCATGTGCCAGTAATCCTTCTGGCACATAACACTCCCAAAGCACCCTCTCCCGTGCTATGATTACGGAGTAATCAAGAAAAACAGATGAAATTCACCAAAGCACAATCTGATATTCTTGAAGAGATTGGTAATACCAATCAAGTTAATAATTATTCTCAACGGATGAGAGCAATTCAACCTCTTTTGGATGCGAATATCATTTCACAGACTGTGATTACAGATCCTAAAGATGGTCTTGCTATTGGTTATCATTGGGAATTGATTTAACTCTCTCGCAACCAAATTTAACTCTCTCGCAAAAACACCTGATGGACTACGAAACCGAAATCACTAACGGACACAAACATATTGTCCGTCATTTTTTCAAACCACACGAAATCCAAGTTGGTTCTCGTTGGATTTGTTCTTCTGGTAGTATTGTAACTGTTGAAGGTCTCAATACTTATGGAAGTACAGACCCTTGGATTGAAGTTGGCTATTCTTGGGAAAAGAATGGTGAAAAATTCACTTACGAAAAGGATGTTTTTGCCTTCCAGTGTCGTTTTTGCTTGATTGTGGAGGACACTTGAGGAACTGGCACATAACACTCCCAAACCCCTCTGACCCGTGCTATGATTACGGAGTAATCAAAAAAAGTTGATGACTGAAGTTTCTTTGTTGCCTAATCAATTCGCACGACAGTGGATTGAAGACCATTATGTATGTGCTGGTAGTTCTGGTGCTAATCTTCTGCAACTTGCAGAAGATGGTGTAATCTCTTGGGAAATTATTGCCCGTGCTTACATCTATGATGCTGACGAAACTGCTTCTCATAACGCACAAGTGCGTGTTGCGGAATGGTCTGCTTACGTTCCTGTTGATTATGCTTTACAACATCCGCATTGAGTTTAAGGATGGAACAGTTGAGAAGTTTCAACGCAAAAGCAATATCAAACCTCTCAACTGTGTCAAACTAAACGATAAGATTGCTAATGAAATCTTTCCCCGTGAGTGGAAAGAAATTACTTACATTTGTGCCAGTAATCCTTCTGGCACATAACAATATTTACAATTCATTTCTTTCATTGATGTTATGCAACTTCTTGATTATCAACAACGTGCTTTGAGGGAGATCTCAAAACACTCAAAGGGTAAGGTGTTTATGCCTACTGGTGGTGGTAAAACTATAGTAATGATGCAGGATGCAAAGAACCGAATTACTGCGTCTGATGTTCCTCTAACTATTGTTGTTGTTGCTCCTCGTATTCTGCTTGCCAATCAACTCTCCGATGAGTTTGAGCAGTATCTAAAGAGCGAAGAGATTTGTATTGCTCACGTACATAGTGGAGAGACTCATCACTTTAGTAGTACACAATCAGACAAGATTGCGGCATATAATGCTGTAGCAAAAGCACTTAATCAACATCATTTGATTTTCACTACTTATCACTCATTAGAAAGAGTAAATGAGTCAGGTATTGTGATTGATGTTGCATATTTTGATGAAGCACATAATTCTACCAAACCGATGAATAGCGTAGGTGTTGCTCGTACATCCGAATCATCCAATGCTGCTTATTTCTTTACCGCAACTCCTAAAATTGCGATGAGCAATAGTAGTGTGTATGGTAGTAATATCATTTCGATTAGTGCAAAGGAACTTGTAAGTGCTGGAACTATTCTTTCACCACAGATAGAAACCTATGAATTTGATGAAGTTCGCACAAAAGAAAATGCTGCGATTGTGGATTCGGAGAATATTCTGAGTATTCTGAATAATATGAATGAATCAGCACCAAAGGTATTGGTTGCTGCTCCTTCTACAAAAGTAATCTGGGATACACTGTCACATACTTCACTTCTACAATCATTGATTGATATGAACTATGTGGTGATGCATATTACATCCAAGCACGGTGCATATATCAATCGCAAGAAAGTTACAAGAGAAAAGTTCTTTGAGCAACTTACACTTCTAGGTAAGAATAGCACACAAAAGATGATTGTATTTCATTATTCAATTTTATCTGAGGGTATCAATGTACCTGGACTGACTCATTGTATTATGTTGCGTAATCTTCCTACGATTGAGATGCTTCAAACGATTGGTAGAGTGATACGAGTGTCACAAGAAGATCGAAGTGCGATTCAAACCAATCAATTACAATCCGGACGGTTTGAGTTTTATAAGAAACCATATGGTAAGATTATCATTCCTATATCACAAGGTTATGGTAATCAGATTGCAAAAAAGATTCAAATGCTTGTGAATTCTGTTTTTGTTGAGGGTGAGACAGTTACTACATAATATATGTGTTACAAATAAAACTATGGTATTTCAACCAAAATACAAGAACTCGGGTGATACAAAACTAATTCGAGTTCCGATTGTATATGCAGAATTAGTAGAAGAGTTATTGAAGGTATATGATACAAGATTTGATACTACAAAAGGAGTTCACTTGATGCGAAAGTATATCTCTAATCTGTCCTAGTACAGACACACTTGTGCCAGTTGTGCAACTGTCCATAACATCGACCAAAGCACTCTTTGCCGTGCTATGATTACGGAGTAATCAACCAAAGGGCACACCCCTCAAACTGAAATGTTTATCACCTGTCCTGTTTCTTTTGATTTGTGTGATGCCGAATGGTTTGATGATGTGGAGGATGCAAAGGATGATGCACTTAATTGGTCTGTTCAACTTAATGGTGAGAATGTAGTTGTATATGAAGCAGTTGAGGATAATTGTGGATATAAGTTTAATCCATTATCATCTATTTTTGCCTAGAACTTAAAATCACTAATCAAACCAAATAACACTCACCTCTATGAACCGCCAAGTCATTCTGGACGCATATATTGACCGCGTTCTTAACGACATGAGCACCAAAGATTTGATGCGTATTGTAGGCGATCAGATCAAAGAAAATCTCTCTGGATATAGTGACGAAGAGATCATCGCTGAGATTAGCGAATACTATCCCGAACTGCTGAAGGATTATGGTGATTATGGTTATGACAATCTTATCACAGATTAAAACTCTGGCACCTCTAAATCTGTCCTAGTACAGACACACTTGTGCCAGTAATCCTTCTGGCACATAACACTCCCAAAGCACCCTTTGCCGTGCTATGATTACGGAGTAATCGAAACCAAAAGCAACCCCCCTCAATGACTATCATCACAAAATCTCTTCAACAGAAACAAGAACGTTGGGCACGTATTGCTGAATTGAATGTTCAAGGACGAGTGATGACTAATGCTCAACAACTTTCAATTCGCAACAAACAGAAGAAAGAAGATATGCTACAAGAAAGGGCAGAACGAGTTCTAAACTCTCTCACACCTTCTACAATACAATCCAATGCCCCAATGGGTACTCAATCACAATCACAAGAGAATAACGTTGTTCCTGAAGCAAATGTAATCTTACCTGCAAAGAAGAAAGTAGATACTCTTGCACTTGCTGCTGATAAAATCATCAAAGAACTTCAAGGAGTTTGAATCAAATGCAACTTTCTGTCCGCTGTACTTCTGTTTCTAACTACTAATCGCGATCATGAAACTTTACATTCTCAAAGAAGTGCTGTATGATTACACTCCTGGAATGTGTATCATCGCAGCAGAATCTATGCCTCAGTGTGAACAGATCTTTATGCAAGAGTTTGGGTATGTTTCTTTTGATTGCAATGGTGAACTTGTGAAAGATGAAGAGATACAAAAACAGTTCAACAATGCCCAAGTCACTATCATCGAATCTGTAGGACTTGATGAGGCAGGTATTGTAGAATATGTTTATGGTGGAGGTTGAATCAAATGAAAAACAATCCCACTCAAATTCTTACTATTGTTGGATGTGTTATTCTTCTAGTTGCTTCTATTGTTGATGTGAGTCGTGTAATCGTAACACAACAAGCACTTAATCAAGAATGTAATAGTAATTATAGTTTCATTCAAGTTGCTCTTGCTGGTAATAATCTTTCTCGCATTTGTCAAATTAAAAATCAAATCATTACTATCAAATGACTGAAACAGAAAAACTCTATAAAATCTGTATTCTTGATTTGCTTATAGCAATTGATGAGGATGTTGTAGATTGGAGAGATCATCCTAAACTTTGGACTGCAATTCAAAAAGCAGATATTGCCCTTGATATTTGGGCAGGAATGAACCTCAAACAAATCAAACAAGAACTGGAAAACACTAAATGAACATGATCTACAAAGAAGGATACGGTTGTGTATTCTCACTCGATGAATATGATGAACTTACATTTGCTCCATTGTATGAGAATGGTTCAATCAATTTAAATGAGTTTCTACCTGTAGAAATGGAAATGATTGATATGGATGATATGGAAGTATTCGATATTCGTAATCAACTCATACGAATGAATGAGATATATGTAACGTAGTGTTGTATAATACGTTACTATTTTGTAATGATTAAATATGATTAAAAATGTATGTTAGTAATTGTTAAGTATTGTTATAATGTGATATAATGATGATGTTATATGTGTTATTATAGAGTAATGTGTGTTATTATAAGATCTTATAGAGTAATGTGTGTTATTATGAAGTATTATAAGTTCTTTTAGTCTTCTAAGCCTGTTAATTATAAGACAGCACTGTTTATTTGTCAAGTGTTTCCAAGGGTTTATAAGATTTCCAACACATTATGAGACACTTGACAACTCCCGACTTCGTGTGATAGAATGACTTCGTGGACTGAGATAATAACTTCGTGTATTTGTGAGTATGATACTACTTCGTCCTGTGGAAAAATAGTTTTCCACAGGTTGTTCGTGGTAGTATAGAGTATAAGAACTGTTCGTTGTAAAAGTTTTCCACAGGTTTATAATTAATTGTAGTGTTTGTAAGGGTTTATAAGATTTGCCCTGTGGAAAACTCTGATAAACCTGTGGAAAACTCTTCGTCGTCCTGTGGAAAACCTCATAAACCTGTGGAAAACTCTTCGTCGTCCTGTGGAAAACTCTGATAAACCTGTGGAAAACCTCATAAACCTGTGGAATACCTGTGGAAAACCCCTATCGTCCTGTGGAAAACTCTTCGTGCTCTTCTAATTATAATACCCCCGGTATAGTTATTTTATATACCCTGGGTATAGTTTCTAATAATATCAAATAGTTTAGTACAATAAACAACATTTTGTTGTTCGTGTATATTATTATACAGCACTGTTTGACAGTTATATTCAACGTTGTTTGTTTGTTATTATAAACCGATGCCCCGATATAAAAAAGGCAAACTACCCTAACCTACAACGGACCAAAAACGAGTGAGTGATTACGAGTCCATTTGAAATCGTTGAGGGGTTTACCTGTTATATAAAAAAATTTCCGAGGAAAAAAATATGTCAAAAAGGTCATTATATGAGAGATGCACAATTACTTTAAGGGATGAGTGTTTTTATGTATGGGTATGTTTGAGAGAGACTGTGAGTATTTTAAAAATCCATTAGACATATATATTTTTTGAAGACAAAAAACAAGAAAAAAATGAAATTAGAGTTTGACGAATTTGAAAAGGACATATTAATTGAGACGATTCAACATAGATTGGATACGGATAAGATATTAGTAATTAATGATAGAATGAGAGAGGATCTGACAGAATTGCTCCGAAAGATCGAAGAAGATGAATACTTATAACATCAATGTAAAAGGTACAAAAGTATTATGTCATATTTCTCAGAATGACTTACAGGAGAATCTGAAACTTATCAGAGGGCTTGTATGGACTTCTGGGGGAAATGACAACGACATTGAAGTTACTCTAAATAAAACAAATCCACCTTGCAAAATTTGATTTGCGGTGGTAGAATGTAAACGTTACTATTTCAATTTTTATGGCAAAAGGATTTACGGTAAAAGCAGCGGCGCCAAGAAGTTCAACTTCAGAAGATATTTTTGATCTTGCGGCAACAAAAAGAGAAATACAAGGAAAATCGATTGTATTTTGTCTTCCAGGTCGAGGAGTATCATATACATTTTTAAAGAATTTCGTTCAGTTATGTTTTGATCTTGTGCAATCTGGTGCAAGCATTCAAATATCACAGGATTATTCTTCCATGGTAAACTTTGCACGTTGCAAGGTTCTTGGTGCAAATGTTCTCAGAGGTCCAAAGCAGGTGCCCTGGGATGGAAAACTAAAGTATGATTATCAACTTTGGATTGATAGTGATATTGTATTCGATACAGAGAAGTTCTATCGTCTTGTAGCAATGAATAAAGACATTGCAGCAGGGTGGTATTGTACAGAGGATGGTCATACTACTTCAGTTGCTCATTGGTTGGATGAAGAGGATTTTAGAGGCAATGGGGGAGTAATGAATCATGAAACATTAGATACAATGAGTAAGAGACGTAAACCATTTACAGTTGATTATACAGGATTTGGTTGGGTACTGATTAAGAATGGAGTATTTGAAAATCTTGAATATCCTTGGTTTGCTCCGAAGATGCAAGTCTTTGAATCTGGTGAAGTACAAGATATGTGTGGAGAGGATGTTTCATTCTGTCTAGATGCAAAAGAAGCAGGATTTGAGATTTGGTGTGATCCTCAGATTCGTGTAGGACATGAAAAGACTAGAGTGATCTGAGATATATCTCTCAGACATTTCTTGACTCTTTCAATGGTTTGTCTTAGAATACCTCTATGAGATTTAAACAAGTCTTATAGAGGTATTTGTTATACCTCAGAGACGTTATAGGAACTACTTCTTATGATGTCCTTATAAAACTCGCGCAAAAATCCCGTCAAAAACCGTTTTTTGAACCAAAAAGGAGAAGATTGAAAATGGCACTGAATAAGAAAGATCAAAAGATTGATAGTACACCTAAGAATACACTTCAAGGACAAGGAAAGAATACAAAGTATTCGAAAACGAGTCGGAATTCCGCTCGAAAAAAGTATCGAGGTCAAGGACGCTGATTTATGCTTCAACTTAATCCTCCGATTCCACTATTAACACCAAAAGGCAAAGGTTGGGCTTTCTTTTTGATTGATCGTTCTCAAGAACATGATTTTGAATGGGTTGTTTTTTTAGATGATGGAGGAATTTGTTGGACTTTTAAAAATTCTGATATAAGAATACAAAAAAATCATACTTTACATCGAGATACAATTTTAGATTTTAAAGAAACTAAATAAATTTTTACTTTCATAATTATTGGAACAGTTTTCTATGGGCAATCACCTCTTATTAGAGGTATATGATGTCGAATATAATATTTTAAATAACGAAATGCCCCTTTTGGAAACAATCAAAAGGGGCATTTCTCGTGCAAATATGACTATTTTAAATATCTTTACTCATAAATTTGAACCACAAGGTCTTACGATTGTGATTGCATTATCGGAAAGTCATTTTTCAGCGCATACATGGCCGGAAAAAGGATGTATTGCGATAGATATTTACACTTGTGGGGAAGGAAATCCAAAAATTGTTGCTTTAGAATTACTTAAATACTTAGATTCTTATAATTATAAAATCAGAAGTCTAAATCGTTAAATAAATTTGGAGATAGCAACCTCCATTATAAAAGTTCTGTTTTATTTTTAAAACAGGAGTCAAAAATGTCAAATTTACCAGTCGATAGAGACAAAGAATACATGCGTCAAATGTGGGGAACCACGAGTTTGATTACAGATTATCGTTCAGAACCTTCAGAAAGAGTAATTCAAGAAGTTATGCACGATAAAGCACCAAAACATAACTTAAAAAAGCAAACTGATCTTCACGAAATAATTCGTAATGATGAAGACTATGATGATTGGGAATATGGAACTGAACCAAATTATGGAAAAATTTGGTAAAAGTATTATAGATATATAAAAGAGAAAAAAATGAATGGCAGTAACAATTTCTCGTAGTTTCAAGGACATCAGTTTGTCTTTTACGAGGCATCCAGTTACAAATGATCTGACTGTTCTCAGAAATGAGGATTCTATTAAAATGTCTGTAATGAATCTTGTAAGAACTCGTATTGGTGAGAGATTTTTTAATAATTTATTAGGAACATCAATAGAAGATTCGATTTTTGAATTGCAAAACACGGGCATGGGTTCATTTCTTCAAGAAGAAATCAAATCATTACTGAATAATTTTGAACCTAGAATTAAATTAAGAAGTGTTGATGTTGATGAACCAGTAGATACAAATGATTTAAATATTAGTATATCCTATGATATTGTTGGTTTACCATTTCCAACACAAAATATAGAATTTATTTTACAACCAACAAGAGCATAATGTCCTTCAATCAATTTACAAATTTAGATTTTAACGATTTAAAATCTCAGATTAAAGATTATTTGAGATCTGATTCAAATTTTACTGATTTCGATTTTGAGGGATCTAACTTTTCAATTTTAATAGATATTTTAGCTTATAATAGTTATATTACTGCATATAATACGAATATGCAGGTGAATGAATCATTCATTGATTCAGCAACATTAAGAGAAAATGTTGTTTCTCTTGTAAGAAATATTGGTTATATTCCACGATCAAAAAGATCAGCAGAATCGAAGATTTCGTTTGCAGTAGATACTGGAAATTTAAATTCAAGAACAGTAACACTTAATGCAGGAATTGTTGCTTTAGGTGCTGTTCAATCGGGCAATTATATATTTTCAATTCCTTCAGACATAACAGTTACGGTTGACAACTCTGGTATTGCATATTTTAATAGTTTATCGATCTATGAAGGATCATATCTAACTAAAAGTTTTATAATTGATTATAGTCAACCAAATCAAAGATATATTTTAAATAACTCTGATATTGATACTTCTACAATTAATGTAAAGGTAACTCTAACTTCAACCGAAAAATATTCACTGTATGATAATATTTTAAATATTGATAAGAATTCTAAAATATTTTTAATTCAGGAAATAAACGACGAAAAATATGAAATTCTTTTTGGTGATAATTTACTTGGGAAAAAACCGGAAAACGGTAGCACTATAACTATTTCATATATTGTAACTAACGGAAAAAATGCAAATGGAGCATCCAATTTTACTTTTTCTGGATCTCTTGTAGACAATAATGGAAATGATATTACTTCTGGAATTTCTCTTCTATCCACCGAAATGTCGTCTCAGAATGGAGATGACATCGAATCAGTAGATTCTGTCAAATATCTTGCCCCAAGAGTTTATGCATCACAATATAGAGCGGTCACAGCAAATGATTATAAATCATTAATTCCTTATCTTTACACTAATGTAGATTCAGTAACTGCATATGGTGGAGATGAGTTAGATCCACCAGAATATGGAAAGGTCTTCATTTCAATCAAACCAAGAAATGGAAGTTTTTTATCTCAGATCACCAAAAATGATATTAAGAAAAAATTAAAACAATATAGCATTGCTGGAATTAAACCAGAAATTATTGATTTGAAATATCTTTATGTGGAAATAGACACAACAATTTATTACAATAAGTCATTTACTGCAGATTCAAGTTTACTTCGCAATCAAGTTATTAATACTTTAACTACATATTCAAAATCTACAGATGTAAACAGTTTTGGTGGAAGATTTAAATATAGCAAAGTAAATACACTAATTGATAATACAAATAAAGCAATTACATCTAATATTACAAAAGTTAAAATGAGAAGAGATTTGCAACCAGCATTTAATACATTTGCAACTTATGAATTATGTTTTGGTAATAAATTTCATCAGAAAACAAATAACTATAGTATTAAATCTTCTGGATTTAAGACTAATGAATTCACAGAAACTTTATATATTACGGATTCTCCAACTTCAACCTCTTCTGGAAAACTTGTTTTATTCAAACTTGTAGACAATCTTCCAGTAATTGTAAAAAGCAATGCTGGAAAGGTTGATTATATAAATGGAGAAATTATATTGGATGTAATTAATATTGTTTCGACATCTCTTGAATCTGGTGTTATTCAAATTGAAGCATCTCCAGAATCAAATGATATAATTGCACTAAAAGATATATACCTTCAAATAGATATTTCAAATAGTGTGGTAAATACTATAGAAGATATTATTGAATCTGGAGAAAATACTTCAGCTACTCAATATACTTCAACTTCAAGTTACTTAAATGGACCCTACACAAGATAAATGTCTGAGATCAAAAGAGTTAAAATCAATCATATTTTAGATTCTCAAATTCCAGAGTTTCTAAATGAAGAATCTCCTTTATTTAAAGAGTTCTTAAATCAGTATTATATTTCGCAAGAACATCAAACTGGTGTTGTTGATTTGTCTGATAATTTGGCAAAATATAAAAGTATTGAAAATTTTAATAATGAAACTTTAATTGATGCCCAGTTGCCATCTCAATTAGTTTCGGACATTTTATCATTTGATGATATCATTTATGTTTCTCATACAATTGGATATCCAGATAAGTATGGTTTATTAAAAATTGATGATGAAATTATCACTTACAACACAAAGACACAAAATTCTTTTCTAGGATGTATTCGTGGTTTTAGTGGAATTGAAAGTTTTCGAAAAAATAATCATCCTGAGTTTTTAACTTTTACAAAAACTTCGGCAGAAGTTCATTCTGCTGGAACAATAATCAATAATTTAAATTATCTTTTCTTTTTTGAATTTTTTAAAAAATTCAAATATCAGTTTTTACCAGGATTCGAAGAAAGAAACTTTACTTCTAAAATTTCTCTGCAAAATATTTTATCAAAAGCAAAAGATTTTTATACTGCAAAAGGAACAGACGCTTCTTTCAAAATTTTATTTAAAGTTCTTTTTGGTGAAGAAATTGAAATAATCAAACCTCAAGAATATATGTTGAGGCCCTCTGATAATAATTATTTTATTACAAAAAATATATTAGTAGAGAAAATTTCTGGGGATGATCCTCTTTTGCTTCCTGGGTCAACTTTATATCAAAAAGTTTCTAGTGGAACTGCTTCTGCATCAATTTATAATGTTGAATATAGACCTGTTCAAGGTAAAAATTTATATGAAGTTTCTTTAGATACTACTTCTTTTATTAATAATTTCGAGTTTACTGGAATCACAAAAGTAATTGAATATACTCCAAAAGAATCAACAGTAATTGATGTTGATTCTACGATTGGATTTTCATATTCTGGCATTTTAATTGCAAAAACAAGTTTTGGAAATATTGAATTACAATATACTGACAAAACAAACACTCAATTATTGAATGTTACGGGTCTTATTTATGATTTGCAATTTGGTGATTTGATTTATGAAGACAAATTAGCTTATTCTTACGTTGGTCCAGAAGAAACATCTTTAGTTAATTTTAGAGTTATTAATTTAATTGGAGATGTTGATTTTGAAAAATCATCAAATCTTAGAAAAGGAGATAAAATATCTTTAAGTTCTTTTGGAAAAAATATTTCAAATAATTATAAATTTACAAGTTGGATTTATAATATACCAACATATCATAATATCAAAACTATTGAAATTCTCACAAGCAACACATATAGAATACAACTAAAAGACAATCTAACTGTTTATAAAAATCAAAAAATATATGCAATTGATGGAGAAGATCAAGTTGAAGCAACAGTGATTGATGTTGAAGATGGAAACGAGAGAAAAATTAAAAATAGATTTGTAATATCAACAACAAAAAGTTTAAACTTAAATAATACAAATCAAATTAAGAGATCATTAGTAAAAGCAAGTTCAACTAATTTTTCAAATGTTTCATCTATAGTTGCATCTATTCAAAATACTTATATTGATAAACAAGAAGAAAATTTGTATATTGCTTTTTCTGGATTACCGGATTATGAAATTACTTGCACTTCTACGATTGGAATTGTAACATCTATTGGGGCTGGAACATCTATTTTAAATTTGAATAGTCATAACTTTTTAACAGGGGATAAGATTTTCTATAAATCAAATTCTATAGGTATTTCAAGTGGAATCTATTTTGCAACAAAAGTAGATGATAATAGTATTAAATTATCATATAGCAATAGTGATGTCTTTTCGCAAAAATATATTCAAATCAATAACCAAATCGTATCTGATGAAGTTTATAAACTTGGTTTTGAAAATAAAATCATTAAAGACCAAAAATTATTAAAGAAATTTAGATTAAATGATAATATTGAATATTTTGATGATCCAAAAAATAGAACTACATTTAATAGACAAATAGGAGTTCTTGCAAATGGAGTAGAAATATACTCTCCTACTTTATTTGATGAAAACATTTATTATGGAATGTTAGATTCTATTGTGGTCACAAATCCAGGAAAAGATTATGATGTCATAAATGCACCAAATCTTGTCATTTCAGATTCATCTGGATATGGGTGTAAAGCACATTTAATTCTTTCCGGATCAATTAAAGAAATAAAAATCAATTCTCCTGGAATTGGATATGAAAAAAAACCAAATATAACAATCTCTGGTGGAAATGGACAAGGTGCCGTATTAGAAACAAATCTAGTCAAGTCAAAAATCATTTCTAAATTTAAATCTAATAGTGCATCAATAGACCCAAGTAACGAAACAATTACATTTTTAGATAATCATAATTTTGACGACAATGAAGAGGTAACTTATTCATCAAATGAGAACGCAACTATTCCTGGTTTAATTGATAAATCTAATTATTTTGTAAAAATTATAAATTTAAAATCAATAAAATTACATAAAACCAAAAATGATTCTATAGTTGGCATCAATACAGTTAATATAACTGGTATTAGTTCTGGATTCCATGAATTTTCTACTTTAAATTCAAAAAATACAATTACTAAAATTTATGTAAAAAATGAAGGAGAAAACTATTCAAATAGATTTGTTAAAGTTTCTTCTGATCTTTATCCTAATTTTGGAATGGGAATATCTGGAATCAATACAGAAGATAGTTATATTTTTTCCAAAAATCATGGATTTAAAAATGGAGACTATGTAAGATATTCTTATACAAATACTCCAATTATTGGTTTAGTATCAACAACAGAATATCTTGTTACAGTAGTTGATCAAAATAAATTTAAACTTTCTGAATCAGGAATAGGAACTACATCCACTAATCAAAATTATTTAAATAAAAAATATATTCATTTTGATTCATTAGGCATAGGAACTCATACTTTTTATTATCCTCCAATTGAAATTAATATAGAAACAATTTCTAGCATTGGATCTACTAACATTGTTACTCCAATATTGACGCCTGTTGTTTTAGGGTCTGCAGAAAGTGTTTATATTGAGAACGGAGGATATTACTATGGAAGTCCAGACATTATTAATTTTCACAGAAGACCTAATGTTGGATTATCTACAATTAGTCAGGCATTATTAAAGCCAGTAATTGTAAATGGAACAATTACTGATGTTCAAATTATTTTTGGTGGAAGTGGTTATGATAATGGAACAAAGGTCATAGTATATGGCAAAGGAAAATATGCAGATTTAAAGCCAATAATTGAAAATGGATCAATTGCAAATTTTTCCATTGTAGATGGTGGAGTTGGATATGCAACATCAAATACAATATTAACTGCAATAAGAAGAGGAACCGACTTAAAGTTTGTAGCAAATGTTTTTGAATGGAAAATTGATCAAATTGAAAGAAATAAAAATTTAATTGCATCTAATGGTGGAGATGATGAAACGATTGCATATCCATCTCCAGATTTAAGTTTAAATTTACAACCAATAAATTTTTATTTACCAAGACAGTTTAGAAAAAATCTTTCAGATAATATTTTAGATAACAGTCAAGAGAAAGATGCACCACTTAGACATTCTCCAATTGTAGGTTGGGCATACGACGGAAATCCAATTTATGGACCTTATGGATATGCAAGTTTAACTGATACTACCATTAAACTAATTGCATCTAGTTATAATAAAAAATCATTACCCACTGGTGACATTAGGCCAAATAACTTTTCAAATGGATTTTTTATTAATGATCATGAATATGACGCATCTGGAGACCTAGATGAATATAATGGAAGATTTTGTGTTACACCAGAATATCCATATGGAACATATGCATATTTTACTACATTTGAGATAGTATCAAACATTTTAAGACCATTATATCCATATATTATTGGTCAAAGGTTTAAAGATACTCCAGTTTTTGAAAACTTTGATCCAAATTTTTCACAAAACAAAAACATATCAAAATACAACTTGATTAGAAATTTTAGCAATTACTACATAGATTCTGTAAATTCAGGTTATGAAATTCTTGAAAAAATTTCTTCAAATTTAAAGCAAGATTTTATTGTAAAAGATATCAAAAAATCTGGTATTTCTTCTATTTTTATTGATAGTTCTGGTTCAAATTATTCAGTAAACGATGTAATTCAATTTGCCGATACAATAGATGGAACAGGAGTAAGTGCTCAAATTTCAAGAGTAAATGGAAAAAATATTTCAAACCTTACCGTTGGAGTAACAACTTTTTCTGATACTATTTTTTACTTAAAGGAAAATAATTCAAATCAAATTGTAGGAATAACATCTTCTATTCATAATTTTGTGAATGGAGATAAAATTATAGTATCTGGCATATCAACAATTGGACTTTCACAGATAGAAGGAACTAAAATTATTTCTGTAAATCAAAAAACAACAGGTTTATTGGAAACACTTCAGAGTGCATCTCTGACTGGAATATTGACATACATTTCAGTCAGAGATACTTCTGGATTTGAAGTAAATGATTCTGTTGGAATTGGTACAGAATATATGACGGTTATTGGAATTGTTGCAGAAAAATCTCAAATTTTAGTCAGTAGACCATCAAATGGAGGAATTCATACAGTAGGAATTGAGAGTGTAAAACTTCTTACAAATAAATTTGAATTTTTTGAACCAAAAACAATTGGTTTTGTAATTCCAGAAAATAAAACTATTTACTTTGATCCAACAAATACTATTGGATATGGACAATCTGGATCCACTTATTCTATTGTAGGTATTGGAACAAGTACAATAAACACTAGATTTGTTCCATCAAGATCCATTTATATTCCAAATCACAAATATTATACCGGGCAACCTTTGGTATATAACTATTCTGCTGGTGCTGGAATTAGTGCATATTCAGAATCAACATCATCACTTATAAAATTAAACAACAAACAAATCGTGTATGCTGTGAATTTTGGAGACAATTTACTTGGCATTTCAACTTTAGGATTTACTACTTCTGTTGGTATTGGAACGACATTAAATTGTTTAATGTTTGTCTATGATGTTGCTGTTGGTTATTCTCATTCACTAACAACATATTATCCAATAATTACCGGAAAAGTCGAAAATTATTCAGGAATTGTAACAACTTCTGAACCTCACAATCTTGTTGGTGGTGATAAAATTAAATTTACAATAATTCCATCAAGAGAAGAAAACATTAAATTCAGATTTGATAAAAAAAATAAAAAAATAATAACAGATTTGATTGGTTTCTCTACTAATTTTATTTCTATAGGGACAACTTCAACAATCAATCTTCCAAATAATAATTTAAAAACAGGTGATAAAGTAATATATTATTCTGGAATCACAAATATTGGAGGATTAGTAGATAAATCAATTTATTATGTACTTAAGCAAAATCCAGACAAAATACAGTTATCAAGATATGCATATGATGCATCTGTAGGAATCGCAATTACATTCACTTCTGCTGGTATAGGTACTCATAGTATCGCACTTATAAATCCACCTTTATCTTTTTCTAAAGGAAATATAATTACTTTTGACGTATCGGATTCATCTTTATCTAATTTAAGATTAGAATTTTATAAAGACCAAAACTTCCAAAAAAGATTTGAAATTGACAAAAAAGAATCAAATACATTAGCTATCAATAGAACTGGTATTGCAGTTACAATAACAACTAATCAAAGAGATATTCCAAATTTACTTTATTATAATTTTGTTCCAACCTCATATTTTGATATTGATGATCTTCGTATATCTTATGATGCTGAAGTACTTGGAAATAATAAAATTGACATTAGACAAAGTTTATTATCTAATAATCAATCAATCATAGGAATTGGTTCAGATTCATTTAAATTTAATTTAGACCAGAAACCAGAATATGTTTCATATACACAAATATCAGGAATCTCTTCAGTTTTTTATGATACGGATTCAACTACTACCACTGGTTCAATATCAAAAATAAGAATCAATTCTAAAGGAAAATCTTATTCAAAAAATCCTCCAATTGCTTCAATTGCAAGTACGACGGGAAGTGGTGCAATTTTATATCCAATTTCTGATGAAATTGGAAAAATAATATCAATTGATAGAATTAAAGATGGATTTGATTATCCAACAGATCCCACAATTATACCACAGTTGAGTATTCCTGCAGTATGCATAATTAAAGATATTTCTAGAATTGATTATGTTGGAATATTGACATCTGGAAGAAATTATAATACTCCTCCTAAATTAAAAATAATAGGAAATGATAATATTGAAATATATGCAGGAATTCAAGGTGGATCTGTTGTTTCTGTAAATATTTCAAAAAATGACTTCGGATTAAAAGAACCATTAAGAATTGTTCCATATAACAATTCAAATGGTTATGAAATAGATGCAATTTATGCTGATGCTGTTACTGGTATAGGTACAATTGAATTAGTTAATGATCCTATATTATATCCATATATAACAACTGGATATGGCACTACAGAGATTAGTTTTCCATTTTCAGTAGGAGATAAAATCTTTATTGAAAAATGTAGATTAACTTCTTCGACTTCTGGATTATCAAATTATAATTCAAAAGATTATGGGTATAATTTTTTCACTGTAACTGGCATAAACACTACTAATTTTGTCGTAAACTATACCATGTCTGGTTTACAGACAGGAACATTTGGAAATTATAACAATATATTAACTCTTGGGTATGTTGTGAATAAAAATGATATGCCCGAGTTTCAAATGATTTTGATTGATGATGCAACTTATTATTCAGGAGAACGAGTTGTTTCTGGATCTACATTTTCTGCAAAGGTTATGGAAAATGGATGGGATAATGATACGAATCAACTGAGATTAATTGATATTCAAGGGTCTTTGAATATTGGAGATAAACTCTATGGCGAAAAATCTAAACTAAATGGAACAGTTAAATATATAACTGAATTTTCTTTAGATGCTAATTTAAATGTTTTTAGGGAAAAAATTAATGATTTTGGCGATAAAGTTGGATTTTTAAATGATTCTCAGCAAAGAATTTCTGATAATAACTATTACCAGAAATTTGCTTATTCAATCAAAGGCGAAGTGCCATACGATATTTGGAAAGAATCAGTAAAATCAATTGTACACCCATCCGGATTTAAAGAATTTTCAGATTTAAATGTTATTGGGATTGTTACTTCTGGACCATTCAATCTTGGTATTGGAAAATCAAC